GAAAAGGAACATACTATTACCATCCAAAATTTTTGGACTTATTTGACCTGATGTTCCATTACTCCTTAGATAATAAATTAATACTTGATCACTTGCGTTTAATTTTTTTCCAGTGATATTATTTCCGAATTTAACTTCATAACGACCATTTTCATTGAATCTCAATTCATAAACAGAATCCTGATTATTGCTCAGAAACAAATTAGGAACGCGATTCCATTTAGCCCATACTGAAGTTTTACTGTCTTTGACATACACATCAAAAGCAAAATTATCCACATACGGAGAATTCCCGTTTTGATCGTTCAATACAAGTCTTACAACTTCAAATGCTTCTCCTATGGCAAAATAAATCGGATATTCAACAAACGATCCTTGATATAAAAGATTATTATTGCTCAATTGATCCAATGAAACTGTACCAGACAATGATTTTGTAAATGTTATATCCTCTTTGAAAGAATAATTAATTCCATTAACAATAAAATACGAATAACGAGGTATTGTATATGTGCCTACAGGAAGCTGCTGGTCTGCAACAGAATTAAATGAAAGAACACAAGTTTGATATCCCAATGGCTTATAATCAATTAATTTAACAATTCTGTTCATGTTTTCAAAAATTTGGGATTGAGTAAACATGCTTTCAGACGATGTTTGATTCAAATAATACAAAAGAGTGTGATAGCTATAAGCAATAACATCCAACAAACTATTGAAATTACTGCCTTCAAATATTTGATCAGTGAATACACCTCCTCGATTCAATTGATCCAACATCAATGCTTTTAAACTTTGGGCATCAAAAGCAACATATGCATTTTGATTTAAAGGAAAATCTGTTTTGCTAATTTCGTTTGACATATATTTTATATAAAGTAATATCCGCTATCTTTAAGTACTCCTTTAAGAGAAACATTCTCTAGATTTAGTGAGGGTACTGAAATTCGCAAATTTATATCATATTGGCTTTCGTCAAAATTAACAATCACACTTATATTTAAAATGGAGACCCTCGGTTCGAATATTTTTACCCCTTGCAGAACAGTTTGGGCCATTAAACGTGCATTATTTTCAGTTAAATTTGTAAAAACATATTGCATTAAATTCAATCCATACGGAGGATTTAGGATTTTTTGACCTGGAAGAGTTGTAAAAAGATTAAACAAACTGTTCTTTATTGCTTCCAAATCATAGTCTTGTCGTAAGTCTTTGATTTCACGTATTTTACGTAATTCAAGACCCTGGGTGTAACTTTTTTCTAAATCTAGCTGAATATCTGTATAGATATGGTCACTAACAAGTTTACCTCTTTTTAAAAATTGAAGACTAGGAGTTGCCATATTTTTAAAATATTTATTATAAAAGTTTGTTTTTCAGGGTAAATAATCTAGATGAGAAAATTTACAAGCTTATACGAATATTTTATTAGCAGATATACACGAGGTGGTTTCTTGACTGGAGATATTGTCAAATTCAAAGATAATGCATTAAAGAGTGATTGGTTTAAAAAACAAGGATGTGCCATTCTTGAGAAAGCAAAACAGTTCGCTGAAAGCGGTCTTTTAATGAGAATAAGTGCTGTAAAAACGAATCGCCCCAGTACTCAACCAGGATTTGTTGAAGCAAACAATGCTGATGATTTTTATTGTGATATTACTTTGGAATTGGCTCCAGGTTGCTATAAGGATTTTATAACCTTGCCTGCTGCTATTCTTGAGTATAAGGATTATTATCCAAATCTGCCCGAAGTTCCAGAAGGTTTAAGAAGATCTAATAATAGCAATATCAAACCAAAAGAAATTGAAGAGGAAAAAAGCAACAATCCTCAATATGCAAATCCTGCTTATCAAACTTCAAATACTGATCGTGGTAATGGAAAGAATACTGCTTCTGAAATTGACTTAAAGAATACTAATGTCAAGATACCTTCTAGTCCAGCTCAAGGTAATAAGAATCCTAGCGTAGCTTCTTATACTTACGCTTATCTTCCTAAGTCTTAATTATATCCTGTAATTTGCACATACAGGAACTGAAATTAATCTCCTGATCAGAGGTATTTTTGCTACGATAAATTGCTTCCGACAATTCCACAAAGCATTTTTTTATCTTTTCTATACCTATATCTGAATAGAAAATAATTTCACACATTTTTCTTAAAACGGAATAATAATTAGAATCGAAATTCTTTTCATTTTCAATTATATATTTTCTTAGTTCAACAAAATCACTAGATTTGATTTTATTTAAAAGATTAGATGAAAACGAATCAACATTTTCAATACTATCGTTTAAATTGATGGAAAGATCTAATGAAGTTTGAAGTTCAAATATTATTTTACGTATGTCTGGATAAAATGTTTTAACTTTTTTGGAAATTATATTTTTATTTTCTTCGTTTAAAGCTATTTTTTCATTTTTTAAGATGAAAACACATCGTTCCACACACTTTTTGATAGGAGGATTTGTTATGTTTATTTCATAAACCCGGCTGCGTATTGGTTCGATAATACGATTAATGTCATTGCATGTAAAAATAAAACGATTTGTTTCTGAATACTCTTCAAGCATGTTTCGTAATGCCCGCATAGCATCTGGTGTAAACCCGTCAAACTCATCAAGAATAACCACCTGAATGCTTCCGTTACTTGGCATAAGCTGAACAAAATTTTTGATTTCATCACGAACTGTGTCTATTCCACGAGTATCAGAAGCATTTATATAAAGATGGTCGCAATCAAGTTCTTTAACAATGATTTTTGCCAGTGATGTTTTTCCCATTCCCTGCTTTCCGTGAAGCAAAAGGTGAGTAATAGTTTTTTTATCTAGACATTTTTTTACAAACTCTTTTGTTTTTTCATCCAAAATAATATCATCCATGCAGGATGGACGGTACTTTTCAACCCATAGATTGTTTGCAATAGTCATTTATTAACCTAAATATATATGATATGGATCAGAAAATAGAAGTCAAGAGTCTTTTAGACCAATTGCATGAAGTACAGGCATTGGCCAGTCCTGCTGTGGTTGAAGATAAAAAACTTAAAAAAGAAGAAGTTGAAGAATTTGTCATACAACAATCAGCAAGATTAATACGGGAAACAAATGATCTCATATTGGCAATGAAGGATTATATATCCCACAGTCCAGAAAGCAAAGAAATAATAGCTCTTTCTGAATTGGTCAAAGCAAGTACTTCTGCCATAGATACTTTAAATAAAATAAATCTGGCTGAACAGAAAAATAAAACAGCCAAAGAGATTAAAATCATGGATATTGAATCCAAAAAAGAACTTAAAAATACAGAATCGGAACATCGGGTTACGTTTACTCGAGAAGATATTCTAAAAAAACTTATGGAATCTTCTGTGTCTATAGAATCTGTTACAATAGATTCAAATATCAAGAAATCGGAATAACGTCCAACGCTCTTTGATTGGTAAACGAAGTTAAAATATCCGTTGCTCTTGATCTCAATTGTGTTTGATATTGAGGATGACCTTCGATTAGAGTTGTAATAACTGTAGGAGGAACAACTTGAATATTGCTTTGAGGATCTGATGCATTATAAGATGCATAAAATTCAAGAACTCTATAAAAATCTTTGTATTCCTGGCGTATTTTTTGAGTTAAATTATTAACTGTATTCATCATTCTTTCATAATGATTATAATCTGGAATTAAATTTTGGCCGTGTGGAAGAGTGTTGTTGGATATTTTTTCTTGTATATTAAAGCAGGAATACCTAAACAAAGTGTTTGTAGATTTTGACAAGGATGCATTAACAACTTTTGCATTTGGACTGACTTTATTATCTAATGTGGATCCATATAAAACTGGAGTGGGCAGGTTTTTAATATCACGATCTGAAAGCAATTCTGTAGAAGAATCTGCGTAATTGGTCATTCTTGTTAGTAAACCTACGCAATCAGAAGTATTTCTAAAATAAACACCATTTCCACCAATTTCAAATTTTAATTTATCCTGTACTTCAGCCAAAGATGTTTTGTATTGATCCAACCAAAAAACCACAAAATCAGTTTTTAATTTTGCAAAACCTTCTTTTTCCAGATTTTTAAAGAAATTAGTTTTTGAGGTAATTGGATCATTCGCCATATATGATTTTTGCCAATTGATCGAAACATTCAATTCATTTTGAAAATTTCCTATAACATCAAGATAATTTGAAGCTGACTTGTAAAAATCCTTTTTAAAGAAAAGATTTAAAGATACCATTTCCGGATCTATAGTTTTTATATTGTTCATAAACCTTCTTTTGTTAATTTAAGATCATTAAAATTGTAGGTTTTGATTGCAAGTATTTCTGTGTTATAGGTAGTATCAGTGAAAAGGTGATTGCATTTAACTATCAGATATATTCCCAGATACTTGTCATCAAAAGGATTGTTAGGGACTGGATTGTTTCTTTGGATATTAATAAACTTTCCTGCTTGACGAATGGTATTTCCTTTGGTTTTAAATTTTATGCAATTGTTTAAAAACAAAGAAGATTTTAAAATTTGATTTCTTCCAAATGAAAATCTTTGATTTTGACTTTCGCTGCTTACAGAAAAAATGTTTTTAATGTTTTTTTGCTGTTCTCTATATTTGTTTAAAGTTAAATTACTTGCTGGTGATTTTCCGTTTTGTCCTTTCATGTTTTGAACATAATTTTGATAATATATCTCCTGCGCCCTTTCTATGTTATTATTTGTAAAATCTATACGAAATGTATGAGTTGCAAAATTATGGCTATGAACAAGATGAGATACGATATCATTTTGTGAATCCATTCCTGACATGGTGGTGAATTCATATTGATCAAGAATACTAGAATTGTTAAAGGTGACTAGATTGTTTTGAAATTCAGGTATTCTTGTTTCAACGTCTTTAGGTGAGGAATTATCGCTGGGAAATGCCAAATAAAAGGTTTCTATCATGTCTGGACCGCCCAAACCTGTAATACCTTCATTTTGTAAAAATGATGAGGATTGATATGCTCTTTTGAAAAGATCACTATAACTAATTAAACTCCATTCATCTGTATATCTTTCTATTCTTAAAAAACAATTATCATAATTGGATTCTACTGTGCTGACATGATAATCCAAAAGATATTGCAAATCATCTATGGCTTTTGATTGAGCAGGACTACTGTAAAAAAGTGAACTACCGCCTTCATCCCATATGTCTGAAAATTTTATATTATAATTTTCATCAGGTGTAAATGTTTTTTTCAATAATTCTTTAATGGCTATTCCAGTTTGTGCACCTCGATCCTGATTATTGAGCAATATGATTTGGTCATTTTTTATCAAATCTGAAGTTGAAAAATAAACCTGTTTTTCATTCATGATTTGATAGCTAGTATCATGAAAATAAAGCTTTTTATATTTTAATTCAGGACTATCACCTAAAACATCTTCAGTATTATAAATTGAAAAAGCAAATTTTAAATTAAAAGTACGCTTATCCTGTTCATCAAAATTGCCTTGTTGTACTGATGTTCCTTTACCTTTAACATCAGGCATAATGTCAATATAAAGGAAATCTCTACAATCTCCCCGGAATCTATAACCCACAAAAGAATCATTTTTATTTTGCGCAAAATACTCATTTTTATCTGAACCTGGATTGGCAATTGCATTAATAGATTCTAAAACATCGAAACGATTTTCATAAATTAAATATCCCTCATGATAAAAATTACTGATTGTATCTTCCAAAACCAAAGCTTTTATTGCGGATTGCTTAATCCGAACCACATCACCGTCCGGATTAAAAAGAACAATATTATAATAATAAAGACCGTCATCATTTATTTTTACAACTTTATCGGAATGATCATCAATATTTGTAATTGTTGATGGAAGCATGCTCATAACGTAATAGTATTTTTAATATTGTTTAAAATTAAAGGAACAAATTCTTGTCGTATTATCTTAAGCTCCTTGCCCGGTTCTGCAAATTTTATAGGATTTTTTATATTATTTATTAAACAAATAAGCCACCATAAATCGATATTTTGATATTGTTCATAACTTATGGTTGTCCATGGTACGCGGCGGTTAACAACAACCACATAATAATAAGTTTTATCTATTTCTTCAGGTATGTTTATGGAGTTTAATATATTATAAAAATAATTATTATTACCGTCAAGATATAATTTAAAAATATTTTCATAACGGGAAGGTGATAATGATCCCAGTTTTGTTATGTCGTTCTGATATTTTCCTAGATCAATCATAAATTATGCAACCGTTCCTGGTTGTGTCGGGTTTAACACTGGTATGTTTGGATTTGTATTTAGATTTTGTCGTATTGAATTTTCGGAGGGAGAAAATACTTGTTTATTTTCTTGGATTTTTACTTCTATGGATTTATTTAAAGATGCATAATCAAAGTTTCTGCTATCACCCACCAATCCTTGGAAATCTATATCAATAAGATATCCATCAGGAATGATTGTAGTTATAGTGCTTGAGGATTGTCCCAAACCTGATTCATCAATATAAGGAATGTCCATTATTCGACGAGATCCTAAAAATTGAACTTCCAGTTTGGAAATGTATGCAAAAGGCATATATTTTTGTCCGGGCAACTCCAATTCATAAATGACAGGAGGTTCAATCAGATCTCGGGTAAATCTAGAAGGACGGTTTTGATAAATGAGAAGAAATACAAATTGCCAATTTCTTATAACATCATCAAATGTTGCATGACCTGTATTGATTAAAGGAAATTTAACATTAAATGTTTCTCCATTGCTTGGAAATTGGTAAAATTTAGGACGTTCAATAAAGGTTCCGGGTTGAAACATATTAACTGCACCAGCAGCTCCTTTTGTTGCTTCTGCCATTCCTTCCACAAGATCTGAAGCTCCTAATGATAAAGGACCCTGTCCTATACCTTGGTTTTCGTCTGAAAAATTATTAGAGATTCCGGTATGGCGATCTTGAAAATATGGAAGTTTATAATTCCATCCTGTAGGTTCTGTGATGTATATTCCATTATATACTTTCAATACCTGATCAGAAGAATTTAATATACTAGAATTTCCTGCAGTTTGTAAAAAATTTGTTTGATCTTTTTGAGCATTTGCTAATGTTCCTCCTAATTTAGAAAAAAGATTTTCAAAATTACCTAAACTACTTTGTAATTTTTGTGTGATATCATTCAAAAAATTTATTCCAAAATTTTGGGCAACATTTTGACCGGCATTAACGGCTCTGCTTAAAAGACCGCCTTGAAATCCAACTGTGGCAGCACTATAAAATGCTTGAGCAACCAAAGCATTTGTCATTAATCTTTTCTCAGAAAGATATAAAACTGGAACTTCTTCTCGTTTTCCAAAAGGAGTATGTGTCCAATAAAGATCATTTATAACATCTACCATTCCTGTATTTGAATTAATACCAAGACTACGTATGGGATTTACTTTAGTTCCATCTTTAGGTGAAGTTGAAGATCCTATAGATGAAAATTTAGCAGGAACCAAGATGGGTGGAGCACTTGAACCTTGTGAAATATTATCAGAAGTGTTCTTTGTAAATTTCCAAATATTTCCTATTAGATCTGACATAAAATATTATTCTCGATATGAGCTTCTGAAACTATTTATTGTAGCGGGTTGAAGGAATGAATTGACTGAACTATTTCTCACATTATTAACCACCATGGCTCTACTGGATGCTAATTGTGCAACAAGTTGTTCCATTTTCTTGTTTAATTCCTTTATTTCACGCAGTTGATCAACTGCTATCTTTGAATTTACAGATGAATTTTTGTTTAAATCCTCTATTCCTGTTTTAACATCACCAAAACCTTCAGGTGAAGATGATTCTTTTTCCATGGAGAATAAATTATTGGCTTCATTTGGTTGAACCATTTCCGGAACTTGAAACATGGATTGTGATTGAAAATCTTGATTCTCTGGGTATTGAAACGATTGCATGAACTGATTTGGTTGTTCTTGTGGTGATAGTGTTGGCGCTTCAAAAGGATTTTGAACCAAAGGTATTTTTTCATTTTTGTTTTCTACAAAAGTTTCTTGTTTTGTTCCTTTTTCCTCACCTTCAAAAAGTTTTCCTATTAAAGGAATTTTTTTTGCTTTATCTCTTATAAAGTTGAAAATTTTTGATAACAAATCGCCTATAAAACCGAAAATACTATCGAATTTTTGCTGTACGAAAGTAAAGAAATTTTTAACTTTACCGAAGGTATCTCCAAAGAAATTTTTAATAGTTTTAAAATTATTAATCAACATTCCTATTGGAGTGTAATCGAAAAATTGTTTAACACCTTTAATAACATTGTCTATGTTCAGATTGCTAAAGAATCCCTTGATATAATCAAGTCCATCCAGAATCATTCCTATTGGAGTGTATTTGAAGAAGGTTTTGATACCATTGATGATGGAATCCATGCTAATATTGCTAAAGAATCCCTTGATATAATCGATCATGTTACCTATAAAATTAGGTATAAATCCTACAATATCCTTTAGTGTTGAAAGAATGCTGGATGGATCCAGACCATCAAATAAACTTTTAACTTTATTAAACATATTAGCTATAAAATTAGCAGGGAAACTCACAATATCCTTTAGTGTTGAAAGAATGTTGGATGGA